CACCACGTTCTGCGGATCCTGGTCGTTCGCCGCCGGGCGCAGCTCAAAATCCGCGATGATCCCCTCCTCGCCGATCTCGAGCTGGGTCGTCTTGCCCACGGTCGCCCAGGGATCGCGGTAGTTGTGTCCCCATTGCACCACCGGATTTTTCAAATAATTCTCGACCCGCGCTCCCTGCGGCAGCACCCGGTCGCGCTCGCGATCCAGGCTCCCCGTACTGATCAGGATCCGCCCGCCGTCCTTCCGCTTTTCCTTCAGCGTGATGTCGAATGTCTTGTGGATCAGCATTCCTGCCTCCTCAACATTTCCCGGGAAATACCCATCTCCCAGGGAGGATAATAAATCTTATGCTGCCTGCTCAATCGATAATTGCAATCGGCGTGCACCGGCAGAAGATATTTTCCTCCGGCAGCCGCCCGCCCCCCGGGTGAGCCATCGTATCCTGGCCCACCTCGAACATCGCCTCCAGCGCGATCGGAGTCTCCCGGTAACGGAAATGGGCATCCACGTGCGTCGGCCTGGTCCGGCCGTCCAGCGCCGCCAGCCAGGCTTTGCGCTCCACCACCCCGCTCTGCCGCATCCCGTCCAGATTGCCCGCGCTCGCCGCCTTGTTCATCTCCGTGCGCGCGATGCGCTCCGTCTCATAGTCCGACTTGCGCACGTCGAACACCGCGCTGATGCGCTCGTAGATCTGCGCCTGGATCTCCGGGATCCCCCAGCCCCCCTCATCCGCCTCCATCAGCACCTGGCGCAGCACGTCCGCGATCTGTCCCTGCGTCGTCGCGTTGATATCCTTTGCGAACTGGATCGTCATCGCCTGGATGTTTTGCGCCACCATCGGATTCAGCAGGTCGAAATCAATCGCCACCCCCAGCCCGTCCAACTGCGCCTGGCCGAAATCCGCCACCGCCTGCTCGAAAAATTGCACGTAATTCTCCTCAAAAAAGACCACCTCCGCCCGCCAGTCCAGCAAGTCGTCGGCGTTGTACGGGATCTCCTCCCCCTGCTTGCGCTCTACCCCCTTCGCCCACTGCGCCGCCTTGCCGTCGTCTCCGCGCAGCGCCCGCAGCACCTCGCTCTGCTGCCGCTGAAAATCGCGCTTCAACTGCCGCTTCAGCTTCCCCTCGTGCGGCGCCAATTGCGCCGCGAATGCCTTCCATAGCCGCTCGTGCTCAGCGCTGCCGTACTCGGGCGCCGAGGTTAGCGTCTCTTTTTTTTTCCAATCCCCCCCCGCCGCCTCGATCAGCCAGCTCCGCCCCTCGCCGTCGCCGACCTGCCGCGCGCAGCGCATCAAAAATTCGCGCATCGCCAGCTCCGCCGCTCCTCCGCCTCCCTGCCCGCCTGCCCCGCCGGCCGGCACCAGCATCATCGGCACATAGCCCACATTGCCCCACGGCACCTCCGGCATGCCCAGCCCCAGCCGCTCGTTGATCGCATTCGGCGGATAAGTCATATCGAATAGCTCCCGCGCCTGCGCGATCTTCGGGCTTAGATCCTCCTGCAGCACGCCCACGTCGCTCAGATCCGTATCGATGCGCTCGCCCGGGTTCAGCATGGGCCGCACCCGCGTAAAATAGTGCGTCAGACTGTTGTCGCGGTGGCCGCATAACGATCCCATCGTCAGCGTCCAAAACAGGAGGAGCGCCGAGCGGATCTTTTCCTCCGTATCGTACGCCTCCGGCCCGTAGCCCATGATCATATCCGGCACGCCGAAGATGCCGCCCACCTCGTCCCGCGAAAACTTCCGTTGTTCCAACCACTCGATGTCCTTGGGCGGGAAAGAGAAAACCCGGATATCCGTCACACCCTCCTCCAGCACCATCGGCCGGTGCCAGTTGTCCGAGCCCGAGAATTTTTGCATCAACTTGCTTTCGATCTCCTCGCGCTCCGTCTGGGTGATCCCCTGCGGGGCGATCACTGCGTAGTCCGGCCGCGCCCCGCTCTTCAAAAATGCCTTGCTCCAGGCCTGCGCAAATAAATCGATCGTGATCCCCTCGCGCGCCGCCGCGATCGGCGCCAGCCCTCGCCACGGGCTCAATGGATTGTAAAAGCGGCTGTGCCACATATTCTCCGGCTCGATCAAATCATCCCCGTCGCCGTACACGTAGCCCGCCACCCGCGGATAAAGCACCCGCTCCGGCGCTCGATCCGGCCGCACCTTCACCTCGTCCGGCCGCCGTGGCCACAGCTCCACCGGCCGCCCGCGGCTGTCGTCCACCAGCTCGAAGAAGGACTCCCCGCCCAGCAGCATATGGATCACCCAGCTCTGCCATAGATCGGCCGGGCTCGTACTGTCGTTGCCCGCCTGGAGCAGCAGCATCAGCGGGTGCCCGTCCAGCGCCTTGTCCTCGCCGTCCACCACTCGCACCGGCAGCGGGGCCAGCGCCTCGGCGATCTTGCTGATCGCCTTGTGCACCCACACGTACACCCCGTAGACATTGGCATAATCCGCATAGTCGTTGAGCTCCGCCGCCACCGTCTGGTCGCTCCACTGCTGGAGCACGTGCACCCGGTTCGCCAGGTCCGGCCGGTGCGAAATCGCCTTGCCTGGCTTGCCGCGCAACCTATCGCGCTCATCCTCGATCCGAGACAAAAGGCTCATCCTCTACCCGCCTTGAAGCCGGCCACCACCGCCGCGACGATCCACAAAACCGCGCGCACCACGAAACCCACCAGCCAGCCCAGCAAAAACGGCAGCAGCGATACCGCCACCAGCCCCAGCCTGCCCAGGCTCAAATTCCCCATCTCCGCCTTGATTGCCTCGATCATCGTCCCTCCCTTCGCCCCATGCAGGCCATATAAGGAGAATTATTCTTCCTCCCCCAGTGGGGGAGGGTCGGGGAGAGGGCCAGCGCCGCAATCATCCCCCAGCCCCGGCAACTGCACTTGCCGCCCGGGCGCCTTCTTCTTCCGCTTCCCATTCTGCACCACGATCAGCACCGCCTTGTCCCTTTCCACCACCAGCCGCACCGCCCGCAAATGCCGCCGGCGCAGCCACTCGCTGAGATCCCACGGGTGCCGTCCCTTTTTGAATCGTCGCACTCCAAACACCTCACGTTTCACGCCCCCGCCCCCCGCCTGGCCCGCAGCCACACCCAGCTCTCCAGCGCCTCGCACGCGTGATCGTTGCCGTCCTCCGGCCGATCGTCCGGCCGGTGCTTGCCCTCCGGATAACGATATCCCTCCGTGATTTCCCAGATCAGATTTTTACAGCGCCGGTGGACCCGGATCACCCGCTGCCCCTTGCTATCCCGCATCAGCGCCCGCGTCGCCTTGATGGCCGCCACCCGCGTGCTCCGCTCCGACGTCGCCCGCTTCGCCAGCCAGTTGCGCGCCGGGATGTTTGCCGTGCGCAACCTGGTGCGCAGCGCCGGCGCCTCGTGGCTGACCACCGCCAGCTCCGGCCGCGGCCACGTCTCCGCCTGGCAGCGATCCACGATATCCTGCACCGTCTCCTCCTCCAGCGTCCGGAGCTGAATCATCTCGTCGAAGACCAAAATGTGCGTTCCCTTGTTCTGGATGAACAGCGTCGCCCTGGGATCCGGATAATAGCCGTCGTCGATCGCGATCTCGATCGGCCGCTCCGCATCCGGCTCCTCCTCCGTCAGGTTATCCTCGTCGAAATTTTGGAAGACCAGCCCCTCGATGGTCGCAAACCAGTCGAACAGCGAGCGCCGCGTCGCCTCGTCCAGGTGATCCAGGCTCTCCAGGTACTCCGCCCGGTCGATGAACGGATTGTCCTCCAATCCGGCCGGTATGAAGGGCCGCTTGCCCGATCGATCCAGGATGAAGCGCCGCTTCACCCACTGTCCTTCGCTCGTCGCCGGCGGGTTGGACCCCCCTCGCATGCGCAGCGGCACGTCCGAGCCCATCAGCCGCCGCAGCCGGCTGAAAAGATACAAATACTGCGACTCCATAAATTGCGAGAGCTCGTCGAACCCGATGTATTGAAACGCCGCGCTTTGATAGCGATACTTGTCCTTTTCATTTTCCAGGTAGCCGAAGGTCAGCGTCGCCCCGCTCGGAAACGTCCACGTCTTGCGCTGCTCGCTCCAATGCGCATCCGAGCCCGCCAGCCAGCCCTGCGCCCGGTCCATCAGCGCCTCCGGCAGCGCCAGGTCCGTGTACGTCCGCCGCAGCAGCAGCGCCGCGTAATCGGGCACATCCACGTGCTGCAGCGCGCCCATCAGCAGCGCGTCCGATTTGCCGCCGCCCGGCTCGCCGCCATAGAACGCCTCGCGATGCGGCAGCAGCAGGAAGGCCGCCTGCTTAGGTAGCGGCTGGTGTATCATGTATTTCGTCATCCTGGGCGTCATCAGCGCCGGCCTCGAGCGCGCCAACCGCCGCAAGGATGTCAAAGATAGACTCTGCAGTGTCTCCGTCGATAACATTTACACTCTGCTCGATATTCGCCGAGGGCTGGGCCCGGCCCACCTTGCCTGCCACATCCGGCTCCGCCCAGCGCATCAGCGTATCCGCCGCGCTGATGCGGTCCGATCCCCGCTGCTCCTGGTCCGACATCACCACCGCCAGCGCCGCCGGCGCCTGGGCCGCGTACTTGGCCACCGATCGCCGCCGGCTCTGCCGGTAACACGCCTCCAGCACCAGCGTCTCCTCGTCCGCGAACAGCATCGCCCGCTCGTAGCACAGCTCCAGGGCCTGCTGGATCTTCGGGTCGAATTGCCACTTCTGATACCATATCCGCTGGTTGCACGTATCCCGCTGCCCGAAGATCTCGCTCAGCGGCTGCTGGTTCGCCCGCGCGAACGCCAGCTTGATGATCGTCGTCCGTTTCTTCGCCGCGTGCTGGCCCCGGATGGCCATCAGCGCCGCCCGCAGCTCGTCCGTCATCCACTCTTTGCCGGCCTCTGGAATAGTCCATTGCCTGGCCACTAGCTACACCACCTCGATCCCAAAATTCACTTACCCCAACCTTACCTCAAGCTTTACAACTTTAAGGAAAAAATTAGCCCGATTCGCCTGCCATTGCATTGCCCCCTCCCCTGCCCCGGGCTATCACTACGCGAAGGGCAGGCGCGATAAGTCCACTTATCCTCCCTCCCCCATCGGGGGAGGGCCGGGGAGAGGGCCTACTTCTGCATCCCCAGCCAGGCCGCCACGCTCGACGCCAGCAGGGTCAAGCCCGCCAGGCCGGCGCCCACGATCTTCTGCCGCTCGCCCGAGCGCGCGTTTTGCCCCTCGACCTGGCGCAGCCGCTCCTCGTGATCCGCCTTCAGCATGATGAACTGGCCGCGCAATCCTTCTACATCTTCCCTGCGCGCCATCTCCGCCTTGATCTCCTGCACGTCCTCGCGCACGCGCTTGATCTTCTCCAGAATCACGCCCAACTGCCCGTTGATGTCGTCCACCGATATCAGTTCCACTCGATGTGAGCCACCAGCACCCCATCGCACATCAGGCCCAGCGCCGCCACCCCGCTGGGAGGCGGGCCCGGCACGAATTCGATGTGGCCGGTCACCACCCCGCCGACCACGTTCACCAAGTACTCGGCCGCCCCGTCCGCCGGCGGCTCCTCGCCGCCGCCCTTGCGCATTTCCTGGAAGATCGGATTGGCGATGATGTGATCATCCCACCAGCCGAGCTTGCGCACCGCGTCCGAGCCCACCCGCCGGTCCTGCCAGTCGGCCGGATCGCTGCTCACCCACACCACGAACGGCCCGCCGTCCTCGCCGAGGTGGCTCTCCGGCCCGAAGCCCCAGCCCACGTTGCCCTTGCCCTCCGTCCAGCCCAGCCGCGCCGACTCCTCGTAGCGCGGATCGAAGCCGCTCGGCAATGGATCCACCCCCGGCCAGTGCAGGAAGATCAGGATGTTGGCATCCGGCCCGGTGATCAGCCTCCCTGATTGATCAATTACTTGCGGCTGGAGAATCGCCGGCCCGGCCTTCAACTCCAGCCCCGCGATCCCCCAGAAGAGCTGGCCGTCCTGGGCCCGCTCGTAGCCGTGAGTGAAATCCAGCTCCAACTTATAGAATTGCTGGAGACGCTCGAATTCATCCTCGCCCAGCCTGGGCAGCATTCCCAGCGAGTTGTGATCCTCGGCTCGAACGTCAAAGATTCGTATCGGATATGGCGTGCTCATCGATCGTTCCCCTTTCGTAATATTCTCGACTTGGTTTGCTTTCGTCTCCGAACCGCTCCCGGAAGATGCGCGGCGCGAGAAACAGCGCGGCATCCAGGGTTTGAAAATATTCATCGTACACCACCCTATACCCCTCGTAGAATGCCAACCGCCACAGGCCTCGCACCTGCGCCACGTTGACGCGGCTTATTTCCATAAGATCAGCATCGCTCCCTTATGGCCCAGCTCCCGGGCGCTCACATCCGCGATCAGGCCCCGCGCCGCCAGCGGCTCGTGCTCCGGCTGCTGGCAGTCCACCACGTAGGCCGGAAAGATGCCCGTCTCCTCGACGACCAGCACGCCCCGGTAGCCCAGCAGCCCGCAATCCTCCACCGCCACGCGCACCGTGCC